CATTATATCTTCGTGAGGGTATGTTTGAATCCCAAGATGAAGTGTATCGTTTAATTGAAAAAGATGTTAATTCTGCTATCAAGGGGGTTTTTAAGTAAATGGCATCACAAGGTAGAAGCATAGAGGCAGTTGTAACTCTTGACTTGAAACCATTCCAAACAAAGATAAGTGAAATCAACACTTTACTAAAAGAATTAGGCAATGGGATCAACATTGACTTCGGTGCAAGTAAACTTGCTCATCAAATGGATGATTTGAAAAGGATACTTCGTGGTGTTGGTGAGGAAGCAGAGAAGATAACTACTGCTTTCAACAAGATTGAGGGAATGAGCAGACTCCTTGAAAGTTTAAGCCAAGTCAAAAGCAAACTGGAATTTATACAAGGGGATATTGATAAGATAAACCAATCGGTGATGAAAGAGTCAGAGTCTATCACAAAAGTTGCAAGTGAAGAAGAAAAGTTATCTGTACTTGAAAAGCAAAGGTTGGCTAACCAAAGGAAATTTGCAAGTGAATTAGCCAAGCAAGGCAGAGAACATATGAGGATTGCAAGGGAACAGAATAGACAATTGACTTTCTATGAAAAGCAACAATTGGATTTACAAAGGTCTAATGCAGAATTGACAAAGTATTGGGAAACTCAACAGATGATTGCAGAAGCCAATGCTTTGTATATGGAAGAAAGACAAGCAGTTGCTAATACTGAAGCAGAGGTTTTGGCTTTTCTTGAGTCAGAGAATGGTATGTTATTGACTTCAGTTGAAACTAATGAGTCTATTCTTTTAAGCACAGAAGAAACACTTGGTTTGCTCCGAAATAGTTTGACATTGGAAGAGGAAAAACTTGCAATTATGAAAGAGCAAGATGATGTTTTAAAGAAACAAAATGTAGATAGGGAAAAGCAACTTGTATCTTCACAAAAAGGAAATAAACTTGACAAGATGGGATACTTACCATCAAGGATTGGGTCTATGGCTTTGACTATGTGGGGTTTCAATGAGATAATGGATATATATGAAAAATCCAGTTCCAACCTCAATGCAAGAGGCTCACAAAAATACTTTAGCGAAGCCTTACAAACAGACCAAAGATACCTCAACCAAACCAAACAATCATCAGTTCAAGTAAGAACTGAAATGAGCAAATTAGGGGATCAACTTGATGCTTTACAAAAGAAATATCAAAAGATTGATATGGCTGTTGTCGGTGCAAATGCCGAAGAAACTGCATACAAATATGGTTTACAAGCAGATAAGATTGGTGATTTATCTGAAGTAATGGCAATATATGGTTCAGAGTTCGTTAAACAAGGAAGAAGCCAAGAAGACTCAATATTAGCATTAAACGATGCACTTGATGGTGAATTAAGGAGATTAAAGGAAGTTAATGTTGGTAAAGAAGAATTAGAGGCACATGGGTGGACTGGCGACCAAGCAAGTATGATTGATGCTCTTAAAGAGATTGCAGATGAAAGAGGATATACTCTTACTGCACAGAACATCACTAACTTGAACGATGCTATTGAAACATTAGAACTTAAGATAAGCAGAGATTTAGTTGATGCTTTTGAATATATCCAACCTATATTGATAGAAGTTGCTAAAGACTTCGTAATCATACTTGAGGCTCTTGAGGGTCTTGTAGGTTATCTTAATGAGGTTTGGAAAAAGGTTTCTACTCGTTTGGATATAATGTTTGGTGTTCAGAATATGCAAAAGTTCGGTGATATTTCAACTAAAGTGATTGGTGGTTTGATTACTGGACTTATTGGTTTGTACATCATTAAGAAAGTTGCAAGTGCTTTTAAAAGTGGTTGGAATACTATTCTTGATGTTCTTGGTAAGACTAAACCTATTGATAAGGCAAGTGATAGTCTTGGTAAACTTGGTGGATCAACTAATACTGGTGGAACTTCTGCTCCTAAAGAGGGGGGTGGTTTTAAGGATGGTATTAAGGGTCTTGCAAAGAATCTTGGTAAGATGGCTAAAGTCTTTGTGGAAGTGGCAGTTGCGATTGCTATGGCTTGGGCTTTGATTGAAGAGGCAATACTCTTGATTAGTGCTATTGGTTACACTTATGATTCTTTGAAACCTCAATTTGAGAGTGGTATTGAGTTCATCAAGGAGTTTGGTTTGTGGTTTGCTTTACTTGGTGGTGCTTTGCTTGTTTTCAGTTATGCTCTTGGTAAAGTTCCAGAGTCTGCTATGCAAACTGTTACTAAAGGTGCTACTAAATTAGCTTATGGTATGGCTATTGCTATTGGTTTGGTAACTGAAGCGATTGGTTTGTTAATTGCTCCAATGTTAGCGATTGCTTTGCTTGGTGGTACTGCAAGTTTATTGGGTACTAACTTGGATAAAGGTTTGGAAGTTATTAGTTGGATTGGTAATGCTTTACATCAGATTGATTTGCCAGTTGCTTTGTTTATTGGTGGATTTTTAGCAGTTAGTTTGTTGCTTGGTTTGGTACAACCTTTAACATTGGCTTTGGCAGTTGGTATTGCAAGTGCTTTATTATTGGTTACTGAAGCGATTGTTATGCTCATTCCACCATTAGGTGCTATTGCTTTGCTTGGTGGAACTGCAAGTATGCTTGGTCAAGACAAAATCCAACAAGGAGCAGATGCCTTGAGGATTGTTGGTCAAGCATTGAAAACAATAGCAGATGCAGTTCCAAGCCTTTTGGTTGTTGATTTAGGAGTATTCGGTCAAGAACTGATGGATTGGGGCAGTAAACTCATAACTGGAAAAGATGGCTTAACTTACCTTTCTGAAGATATTATACCTAATCTTTCCACTTTCGTTGAATCATTTAATAATGCTACAATTAATCCAATTAATGAAACCACAGTTGCAAATCTTTCACAAGTTGCAAGTCAATTGCCAACAATCAAAAGTGCTATTGATACTATTAGAACTTCAGTTGGTAATGGTGGTACTGGTGGTATAAATGTGTTGGGTTTCCAAATAGGTGGAGATACATCTTCATTAAAACCAAAACTTGATGCTTTGTATCAAGATATTAAAGATGTCATTGACTTTGCTAATAAGTTTGGTGAAGATGGTGGGTCATTGGATAGTGTTAGTGCAGTTACTCAAATGGCTTCTGCAATATCTCAATTGCAATTGAAGTTAAGTGCTATGGTTACTACTATCACTACTGCATCTGTTAAAGTTAAAAGTGCAAGTAAGCAGATGGGTTCTGCTATTAAAGTTGGTTTTAAAGAGGGCAGTAGTGGTTTTGAGTCAAGTGTGATTAATGTTGTTGCAAGTGGTATTGATGAAGTTAAATCAAGGTATAATACTTGGAAAAGTGGGGGTACTGCCTCTGCAAATAAACTTGCAGAGGGTTTTAGTAAACTTGGTGGCAAGTTGAAATCATCTATCAGTACAGAAATGGGTTATGCTCTTGATGAACTTGATAAATATAAAGATGATTTCTATGACAAAGGAGCAATGCTTGGGCAGTCATTAGTCGATGGATTTAAGTCTAAAAAGGCATTAGACCAAAATTCACCAGCAAAAATCACAAAGAGTATTAGAGAAGAGTTAGGATACTCAATGGAGGCATTAAATACTGGTAAACAGATGATGTATCAAGGTGGTGTTGCTCTTGGTCAAGCATTAACCAATGGTTACAATTCTTATGGAAACTTGCGAACTGATGTAGGTGTACTTGCATCAAAAGGAGTAAGTAATGAACAACTACAAGCAAATGCAAAAAGTGTTCAAGGAAAAGGCAAAGGCAACCAAAAAACCCCACAATTAACACAGACAAATATAAATATTGATATGTCAAACTCTACTGTCATTGGAGTTCAAGATTTAGACACTAAAATCAGACAAGCAGTAGAAAAAGCAATAGTCAATATCAACTCACCAAATGGAGCAATAGGATATTAAATGGAGATGATAAACGATGACAAGTGAATACGATTACGAAACAAGTTTCACTTTCAGAAAACCCAATGGGTTCTACAAACACTTAAACAAACAAATGGTGATACAAGACAGAGATAGTTTGAACGATGATTCACTTTATCATCTCTTACTATTCTCTTCTGCACCATTAGATTTCAACGAATGTATAGATGAAAATGGATGCTTAAAAACCAATGATGCACCAACAAGTATGATAAAGATAGAGCCAAGTTCAAGCACTTATACTGATGTGCAATTCCATCTTGGAATAGAATGGTTTGACAATGGCGAAAGTGGTTTCAACCTATTCCTTGATGAATGGGAAACTGGTGGAACTGCCGAAAGCTATACACAGAAAGATGTGAACATTGAATTTGCAGAAGATGAAGTGTTTTACATTAAAGCGATAGCATTGGCAAAGGTCAATGGTGCAGATATTGGTAATGATTACATTGTCGCTTATGCAAGGCAACTAACTGAAGTGAGAGTACAGAATTACTTGACACTTATGAAAGGATCAAGTTTTGTAAGTCAAGATACTTGTGAGGTGCAATGAGTATGGCTAATGAGGAATACACTTTTGTTTTCAGAAAAGCGAAACATTTTTGGAGATTCGTGAATAAGCAATTTGACTTGGAAAATATGAATGATGTTTTTGGTGATGACAACACCGATGAGGGTGGAGATTACACTTTCATCCTTTGCGAAAATGTTCCAAGCAATATGGAAGATTGCATTGACAATACTACTGGTTGCTTGATAAGGGATACTCAAGGATTATCTATTATTGATTTGCAAGAAGTTTACAGTAACATTAGTGCAGATTTGCAAGTGCCTAATTTCAAACTCAAATGCAATCCTATACAAGACTGGGATGGTGGTTTCACCATT